AATTGTAAAATTATTTATATTAAAAAATGTTTATGGTGTCAGTCCCAATTTTTTTGCTTTATTAATCATCTCTTGTCTCTTGATAGCGTCACTCAAATCCTTATCTTTTGCAGCTTGTTCGGCCTTAGCTCGTTCTTGTGGAGAAACAAGTTTAGCTGGCTTCTTTTCTGGAATAACAAATTTTGTCCAAGGAGAACCCGCGCCCTGTGCAGCAAGTTCTAGCTGACTTTGACCAATTTTTCCTAGTTGAGCTTCGATCCAAGTTTTGCCAGAAATTTCTTCGGCTTGTTTACCTAAACTTGCTACAGCTTGACCGAGGTATTTTCCAAACTTACCTGTACCCTTTAAATAACCTCCCAAAGCATTGGCGCCCATTGCAGCCGCACCACCCAAAGCAGCCATAGAACCTATTCCAAGAGCTTTAAGTAAAGGATTTGTTTGTTCTTCTTCGGCTTCCTTTTCGGTTTCACTCATTTCTGATTCGTCGCCAAATAGAGTTTTTGTAACTGATGGGGACTCGTCACCCTTTTTAACATTTGGCTTTCCTCCACCAAAACCACCACCAAAGGGTTCCATGTCTTTCTTAAATTTTTTACGGTCTTCTTCTTGTTCTTCTTCAGACTTCCCAACTACAGCTTTTTTCACTTCACCAGCAGCCTCAGCTGCAGATCGATACCAATCCATAGGATTATACCAAGCCTCGTAAATTCTTTTATTTTCAAAAACAGAATCTTGAGGATTTGTTTGGATCTTGTTTTCAATCATGTAAACAAGATAATTTTTGGTATCTGATTTAATTTTATTTTTCATGACAATTTTTTGAAAAAATCTTCAAAGACTTTTACAATGTTTTTATTTAAATCTTTTTTGGATGAACCTTTAATAAACTTTACGGCAGAGTCTCGGTCTCTTTCGCTCCAGATACCATTTTCAAAAATCCATTCTCTGCCTTCCATGATTCCATTTACAAAAGCATTTGGGGCAGAAGGATCGGCAACGATATCGATTGCAGCCAACATAAAGTCTTCTTGGACTTCTTGATATCCATTACGAGACTTTAGAGAACCCATACCACGGGTAGAAACGCCCAAGCAAGCACCCTCTTCAATTAAGTTTTTAACAATTTTTCCCATTGGGGTATCTAAAACTTTGGCTTTTCCGTAGACATTATTTCCGTCTTCGTGAAGTTCCTTTACCAAATGGGAAACGCGATCCAAGTTGACTGTTGGGCCTGTTGGGTGGTTAAGTTCACCTAAAGCGCGACCTTTATTTACGTACTCAGTAATATAACGACCAGTTTCTTTGGCTAGAATGTTCTTTGGATAAATTCTGCCATTTCTATTCTTTTGTTCAGCTTGCATAAAAACGCCTTCGATGAAATAGTTTTTTTCACCGTTTCCGACGTTTTCTTTGATATATTTGATGTCTTCAGTTAGTTCTGTTATTAGCTTCATTTTTTGGTCTCATTAGGTTTTGAGCAACATTTTTGTATTGCTCTTGCAATTTCGTGGCGACTTTGCTGTAAAGTTCTTTAGATGCAGTCTCTTTAAAAGAAACAGCATTTTCTTGAATTGCACTTTTTATCATTTCTCTAATGTTGTTTTTCATAGTAATCCTTTAGTTGATTTTGAAAATTCAATATGTTGTTTGAATATTGTGGGGTTTTCAAAAATTTCTTTGACCATTTTTTCTCTGTTTTTACTATTTAAATTTTCAAACAATTTTTTGATACTTTCAATATCAGCTTCAGTAATATTTATAACTGAATCATCTTTAAATTTAAATTTTCCGGGTTTAAAAGACTCTAAAAAGGAAACAAATACCTTTAAAGACTTTGTATCTTTTGTTTTTTGTTCTTTTGGCAGAAGCATTTGGTTATAAAAACTATTTTTTGTTTCATTAATTGCGCTATTTAATTTTATAGCCAGAGTCTGAGTTATATTTTCTTTAAAATACAACTCATTTTCTCTAATCATTTCATTAATTCCATTTTTTAATAAAATTTTTGTTACTGGTTCCATTTACTGTTCCTCTGGCTGTGCTTCTGGTTGACCTTCTGCCTGCTGCATTTGCGCTTGTTGTTGCATCATTAGAGCCATTTGCTCTGCTTGAATTTTTGCTTTGTCTATTTCCATCTCCTTGTCCATCGTGCGGAGATCTTCTTCTGTTTGACGCAAAATATTTTTACGAATATAAGCTGTTGAGAAATACTTTCCAACATAAGGATCAACAAACGAAAGCATCTTTAATCTTTCGGCCAAAATTTCAGCTTCTTTTAGATCCCAGAAATAGTTATCAGTATTATAAACAAATTTTACATAAACTTTTAACTCTCTCCAGTCTTCATCGGTCATCACACCTTTCAGCAAAAGCTGAACTCTTAGTGTATCGATGAAGAGTTTAGAGAAGTGATGACGCAGCCTATCGATAAACTTATAAAATTTTACTTCTTCTCTGGTAATTTCTACGGATCTTCCCATATTGAATCCGGTAGATTCTGAGGTTAGGCGACTGATTGGGACGTTTAGAGAATTGTACAGCTTCTTCTTAAAATAATCAACGTCTTCAATTTGCGACATAGCCTGACCACCCGGCAAGGTGGTAATTTCTGTGCCCCGTGAGCCTTCTCTTCTTGGTAGCCAATAATCTTCCAAGACAGAAAGGTGATTGCGTTCGTCGCGGATTTCGCCTGTTGCTTGATTGTAGATGAGTTTATTTCTGAAACGGCTCATCATATCTCGCATGTATTGTTCAGCTTTTTGTTTTGGAAGCTGACCTACGTCAACATAGAATATTCTTCTTTCGGGCGCTCTTGCAATACGATAAACCAAAAGAGCGTCTTCCAGCTGTCGAAGCATGTTTAGTGGTCGTATTGCCTTGTGCAGATAACCCAATACTCTTTTTGTATTGAGATCGACAATACCAGATGGCACATAAACAACGCTATCTGTAGATAACTTTAGTCCACCGGGACCAGTCATCATAAAGGTTTCTTTATCTGTATTAGTATAAAGATAATATTCTTCAATGTCATTGATCAAAGAAATGCTTTGACCGTCTACACGTTCCATGTCCTTTTTTATTTTTCTTACTTTTTTAATTTTAAGAGGATCAATAGGAATTATTTCTTTTATACCTTCTGTTGGAAGATCTTTATCAATTACGATATTGTAAAAAATTCTTGAATCAATATACCAGCGCCTAAAAACTTCATAGGACTTATTGTTAAAATCCATTAGTTGGATAATTTTATCAAATTCCCTATAAATTTTATTTTTGATAACATCGGATACTGGAAGATCGCCCAAATCCAATTTTACTGGTTTTCTATCTGTACCAAGAACAATGGATGCGTTAACGATTTCGTCAACGGCATTGTCTACTTCAGGATATATTGACATGTTTCTATACTGAACGATAGACGCGCTTTCATCGCGCATCGTAGAAGCATAGTCTAGTGCCGTACCAAAAAATCCGCCAGCTTCAACGGTTACTGTACCGTCATAAATTTCTGGCGCAGTAAAAGACTGCAAGCTTTTATTTTGTTTTTCTTGCTTAGTTGTTTTCTTTTTACCAAATTCAAATCCAAAAGCTTCTATTTCCATTTATTTTCTCACAATCTTTCTGTTACGCCTTTCACATCGACATAGTCATACACAATAATAACATTAAAGGAATTTAATGTATTGGGCTGCATCATATTTAGGGAGACTTGTTGTATGGCTGCGGGCCAACATCCCTGTAGCATAAAAGTTTTTAAAACTGAGTCACCATTTATATCAAGATGTCTAATTTCCCAGTTTTCTGCTTTATAGCTGTTTCCTGTAGCCAAATTATAAGAAACATTTGTTTCGTGGTTGTTTATGTTGTTATGCCATCTTTGAAACATCTGCCAAAGATTGTTGGCATTTCCTGTATCATCAAGAACAGTAAACGCCCAGCTTCCATAATCTCTTTCTCCCGGATAGTGATACTTTCTTCCAAAATAATCATAACTTAAAGTCTTTGTAGACATCTGAGGAATGATTGTGGATCTGACGTGGAATTTTGTAAAATTTCCACCGACACTTCCTTGTTCTCCAGATGGAATGCGACCAAATATTTCAAATCTATTTGATCTGGTTCCACCTAAAAAGTTTGTTTTAAATTCGTTGATCATTATTGGGTCAAACCTCTGTCAATTTTAATATTGTCGTATGTCAAAGTTACATTAAATGCGACAAAGTTGCTTTCACCCATATTTAAATTGATTTCGCCAACTACGCTAGGCCAGCATTTATATAAACGAATTCTTCTCAAAACAGAAGAATTGTTTATGTCTAGTTGTTCAATTGTCCAAGTTGTCTGGTAACGGTTGTATGTAAAATCTCTATTTGTTGTGGTTACTCTGTGAGTTATATGCCCATCCATTAACTCTTTCCACTTTTGAAATGCTTTCCAAAGACTGTTTGCATTGTTGTCATCATAGACGCCGACTGTCCACGGGCTGTATTGTCTATCTCCTGCAAAATTTATTAAACGACCACGGTATGGAATGCTTATGGTGTTAATTTGCACAACAGGCAATGAGGCAGATATAATTTTAAATGTTGCATCGTTTGGATCAACGACAACTCCGTTTGGCCAATCGGGTTTAACAATAAATCTGTTAGCCCTTGTACCACCATTAAAGTTATCTTTAAAAAACGATATTGAATTTGCCATTATTGTGTGTAAGAGAGATTAATTGTGAAAGATTCTGTTGTCAATACTGGTTGTACAATCAAATCAATTCTCAAAACCGATGAATTATTTTGGTTATTTGAGCTATCACAAATTATTTGAGTTTTTGATGTATCAAGATATGGTGCAAAAGGATCTAATGCTGTTTGAACCTCTGAAACAACTTGATCTCTTGTTGTTTGATTGTTCACATCAAAAACATATTTGAGACCGATGTTGTTTATAACCTTTGTCAAATCTGCACGCATTCTAGAAGGACCGACGCGGTCATCGGCTGTAATATCTGAATCGGAAGTAGCCCCGACCAAATCAGAACCCAAGAATTTTGGATTATAGTTAACAAAGAAATTTACTTTATTATTTCTAAAATAGGTTTTTAGAGAACTAGTCCACTCTATTGCATCAGTTACGTTTCCATTTAGAATTGTTGCCCGATCCAAACCTGCAACAGTCAAGTAAGTTTCATTTCTGCTCTTTGCTCTTCCAAAGAACCCGGCCACATCATTTGTAGTTTGTATTGTGTAGGTTAACTTTGTATTATTTGCTACAGTTGATGTGTCTAAATCAGTTATTGTTTTTGTACCACGAACATTAAAAATTCTGTTTGCGACGGTAGTTCCTGTTACAAAAGATGCATTTCCGAACAATGTTGCAAAATTTGCTAAAGTGTTTCCTGCACCTGTTATTCCAGTACCATCTGCTACTGTTGGATAAATTCCAATTGTGTATGGTTGATCGATCAGCCATTGGGCAACTGTGCTATCTAATTTTTGATCCACGACAACATCAAAATAATTTCCAGTATCTAAAATATAGTCAGACAAACCACCTACGGTTCCAGCTACTACTAGTGCACCACCGTAAGCAAAATAGTTTAATGCATGGAGAAAATCATTTCCGTTTGTTACCGGAGATATTGTAGTAGTAGAATTTTTATAAAAGAAAGAGAATGTCGATCCAGTCAAACCGGGATAGAGAATACAATTTGTGACACCAGAAAGTAGATTTAAATCACCTACGAAGTCATATGGATTGTCGTAGTAGATATATGTGTCAGCCGTTGTTCCCTTTACTGGGCTTGAAATCTGGGTTCTGGCATAAATTAACCAACCAAATAAGCCGCCCGGATTGTTTGTAGCTCCAGAAACACCAAACAATGGAGTAGAATATGCGCTTCCAAGTTTCATTCCCGCAATAAAAGGAAATGAAAAATTTTCTTTTGAGTATTGGCTAGAGTTTACGAAAGAGCTAAGTGATGTCATATTGTCCCTTTTAATATGAAATATTTAGAATTTCATGTAGGATACCAAATTACACCATCTTGAACAAATTCTTCTCCATCGTCATCATTTTTTGCATTAAATGACAATAAAATATTATCATCTTCCGGTTTTAGTGCTTCTTCATAATTAAATTTGGCGCTTTCAATTAAATCAGCATAATACTCTTGGCGCGTCAACCAAGAAAAGAAAACCAAGGTCATTATAAGATCGTCATTGTGCCCTTCTTCTGCTTTATATGTATTTGATTTTGAGACAAATGTTGTCAATTCTGTTATAATGCGTTCATCATTTAATAAAATTTTATCTTCTTCTACCAGTCTTTTAAATATTGCGCATCCCAACTTTTTTGTCTGTGCGGTGGTTCTTAGACCCATTTCACTTTTTCCAGAAGCAAATCCCTGAG